CCTCGAACCAGATCGGTTACAGCCGATCAGATAAGGTGGTGGCTTAAGACTCGAGAGAGCTTAGTACCATTCACCCAGATTGTACCACCGTGGCACCAGCGTCGATACCAAACGACGCCGGGAACGGCCTCTAAGAGCATAACTATTGTTTTGCTCTTGGGTTGACGGCTGCCATAACCGGGTCAGTAACACTGACTCAGTTTCAGCAGTGACCTGAACACCAACCCTACTCAGTGCTCGATAGAAGAATCCTTCGATTCCGTAGCGAGCTCTGGAGGGGGTAGCCTCGTCGAAGTTGCTGACGAGGCCGGTGTCGCCTGCTTCTCTAGGTACCTTGAGCCGAAGTGGCTCTGGTATCCTGAGAATAATAGCTGACCAACAGTCCAGAAAGCTAGCGTCACAGCTACGATTAAAACCGTAGCGATGAGCCAGCAGCCGGATACCGTTAGCCAGTTTATATAGGCTTTCGATCTCACTGAGCTTTTCCTTTAGGAATAGCGGCTTACAGTCAACCCCTCGAAAATAGTAGGATCCGCAAGACTCTCGAAAATGACCAGAGCAAAAGGATTTGCTCGAGTTCACTCGAAAGCCAAGGAACTTACAAAAGTCCGAGAAGAGATCAAATGCTTCGTTGGCAATGATAACATCATCGCCAAACACACTGATCACCTGAGAGTCAAGGAAACCTTGAGCTCTACGGTATTCTACAACAGCAGAAGCAGCTGCGTAGAAGATCAGGGACTCCAGTTCGAATGTGAATCCGTTCCCCATACTGGAGAACTTTTCCCATTTTAACGGGCCGGAGTCTAGCATGCCGTACTTGGATCGACAGGCGTCCAAGAGCGAAAACCAGCGAGGCGGTAAAACCTCACGGATTAACTCGAGGGCGATTGAATCCGATGCAGAAGAGAAATCAACGGTCGCAAGTGACTGATCAAGAGATCCGACACGGGCGAGCTTCTGATTAACTTCCTGCGAATTCAAGTCGATACCAACCCGAAGGAGTCGACGACGGATCATGGAGCCGATCGCCTTCTGAAACCAGAGGTTTATGTCTGGTTCGATGGCGATAACTCGATCTGTCTTCGACGACTTCGGGACGGTGACTATTGAGTTCCCTACCTCAAAAGTAAAACAGTTCTCTCCATATAAATGGGTTAGGCTGTTATACCATAAGGGGTAAGCGACTGGAAACCAGTCTCTTATTAGGGAGTACAAATCGCGCGTGATTCCACGACCTTCGTGGAACTTATTGATAGCCGAAACTCTTTCGCCTTTCACAAGGTTAGAGACTCCCGGCCCCCAATTGGCGTCGTCAACAAATTCATCTGGCGAAAAGTCACCAAGAATGACAGAGATTTTCCGTTTGACTGCATTAAGTAGCCAAACGTTAGCTCCGTTGTTTAGCGGATCTAACTCTGGATTCCGAAAGCGACGATTCGTCTCGCGGCATAGTTCTTCAAATTTGAAGAATTTTTCAAAAGCTACCGTCTCTTTCTTGAACGAGGTACGAAGAAACTTCGCCTTCGAAAGAAAAGAGACAGCTGCCAAGTCGCGCCTGAACATAAATGGGTTATCCCCATAGTGTAAAGGATCAATATCTACCTCGGTAAGCTGGTCGTGCTCCTTATGCTTATAAAGAAGCCAAACCATCAAAGCCTTCGGCGTATTGATAGCAGATAGAAAGTTGAAGATAGCCTCATCAGTCAGCCAATGAGGTGCGCGAAAAGCTCGGGCTTCTAACAGAATGTCCGAACTACGCTTCCTAGTGGATAGCATAGGTTGTAACCCTCGAAGAGAATTAGGTCTTAATAGACCGATTCGAAGTTCTGGATTGCCGCGGTCATGACAGACGCGTTAGCCAAGAAGTTCTTGGCGAATGCGAGGATGTCATTACGTTGAGCAAGCGTGGAACGCTCGGGCAGGACGAACTCACTGGTGAAGATGAGGTCGTAGGCTTTTGTCGGAGCCGGCTGAATGCCGGTAGCCGTCGAAGCCGAAGTCTGCTCGAGAATCGGGGTTACCACCTTAGCGGTGACGCGATAGTTGCGCGAAGCCTTGGTAGGCTGGCGCATCGAGAACGTCACGACCGGGTAACCGAGGGCAATGCCCCCGGATCGGTCTGCCCACTTGGAGACACCGGCGACGATGTCAACAGGGTTGAAGGTATGATTGACGGGTGTGGCTTGGCCATCCGCCAGGGTCAAAGCTGCAATTGCAGTCATTGTATTTACTTCCCGAATCGTTGAGAAAGAAGGCTCATCGCATTCAACAAATGAGTCACAGAGGAGGGGTTCTTAAACGTCGGGATGGCCGGAGAAGGAAAGCCTGTTAATACAGCGCGTTCCACAACGACATCCCGAAACTGTTCAAAGAGCTCCCCATCAACGTGAACTCCCGTTGGTGCATAAAAGCCGCTGTAAGTCTGCGCCTGAGTCACTTGTGAGACTGAGCAAAGAGTGTAGAAGCCACTATAGAATTCGAGGCCAAGAGTGGCATCGAAGTTACTAAGATAGGCTCCTATAGGCAATGCCCAATCTACGACAAATGAGTAAGGGAGCAGCTCCCAAGCGAGCAAAGCCGGATTTGTTATTCCGAGCTGAGCAAGCGAGGTCGCGGTACTCGGCGCCCGATAGTACGTTACACTGTACTTAAGGGACGTACGCTTCGAGCCGCGATAGACATCCGTTGTGATCAAACCAGAGCTGGTCGATCGCACCGTCTTGTCTAGACTGGTGAATTCCCGACCGAATGCGCGTGTAGTCACGAATGTAGCGACAGCATGCTTCTCTGCTAGAACTTCCAGAGAACCGTAGATGTCGGACAAAAGTGGCTTCCACCCATACTGTAGGGCTAACCAGCCGCTACCTAAAGCCTTGGTAGCGGACTTAGCATATGCCTTGTTAAACCTAGATATACCACGTCTTCCGACGGGCACACCTAGGTGGGCAGCTGCAGCAGCAAAGTTTCCGTGCTTCAGTTGCCCCGCGGCCTTGGCTAAGTTCAGGATAGTTTCGCCCATCATGTGGGCAGCCTTATCCCGTTCGGCCATTAGCTCAGGCAGATTCGCCTTCTGATCCTTGATTTTACCCAAGAGATCATTTCGGACGCGTCCATCTAAGCTAGAAGAGGGTACAGTGTCTGCAACGAACGTGCGAGTCCCCCCTGCGGACGGGTAGATACCCGAACCGAAATAGTAGCGTTGGCTACTACGAGGGCCAGACAAGTAAGCATCGTTGAATTCACGATAATACCCTCTCAAAGCCCAGAACTTCCTCTCTCGAAAACGATAAGCGTTAGGCTTAAGCTTAAGGCTCGACTTGACGAGAGTATGAAATCCTGGGGTATTAATGGAGATTCGATCACCCGAGTACGTGTACTTCGTAATATTCGAGACCGAAGGGTTAGTCGTCGTCAGACCAATAGTCTGGGTCGCAACCCAATCGCCCTTTAATGTTACGGGAGTAAAAGTAGTTAAGGTCATCTTGCCTCCGAAGTAGGCGGCTCTATACTCAAAGAGAAGAGCCACGCCGAAAGGCTCCTACCCCAAGACACCGGTCAACGCGCACCACCTAACGTTCGGAGAGTATCACGAACTTTAGCTTCGATAGCATGCAAAGCACGCGTATCGAGGTTATCGAAGTCGAGCTGCGGCGGAAGAGTTACCTCCGTCACAGTCTGAAGCTTTGACAACATAGCACGAATGCTAATGATTGTCAACTGCCTCAGAACCAGATGAAATTCCGAAGAGAGATTCTCAAGGGCATCATTCTGATCAGACATGATAGACTCCTAAGGTTGGGGGGTGGGCGGAGACCGG